TTGAAAATGCCACGATTGTCACATTGTTGCCCTTCCCTCAATTAATTATCAAAAAAAGATAAAAAAGTGCTTGCAAGGGATAAGGATATGAGTAGAGTAGTATCCATAGTCAAATATATGGAGAAGGGCAATGACTAATTTTTGGGGCTGGTTGGAAAATCGCATCGCTGAGTACGAGGTTGCGCGTCAGCGTGGCCTTAAGGCGTATGACACTCGCCTTGCAAATGCGGCGGCTAATCGTAATAAGGGTGCGGAGCCAATTTTCTCAGAAAAGTCTGGCCGCCTACACGCGCCTTTTGACGGCTATGTCTGGGTTTGGTGCGAGGGTGACACCGAGTTTGAGGCGGCTTATCTTGCAGGCCAATACCTGCCCTTTCCTAAAGAGCGCGAAAGCATCGCTCTGGGTGACTTCGGAGAAGAGACTAAGTTTGTAGTGCCTGCTAATCGTGCTGACAAGTTTATGACGCAGTGGCAGGAGTTATCAGCGGCGACTCGCGAGATCGTTAACGTCTACGCGTCACGCGTGTTTGACGACAAGCACGGCAAGCCAATGCGTTACGTGACTGTCTCGCAATGCCCGCAGGACATCTGCGAAGCTATCCACGAAAAGCTGGTAGGTGATCTGATCCGTTTGCAGAAGTACCAGCAAGAGCAACGTGATGCCGAACGTGCAGAGCGTGATGCGGCACATGAAGCTGGCGAGAATGCGCCAGAAGGCCGTGTTGTTATTACTGGCACTGTGCTGGCGTTTAAGGTTCAAGAGTCAATGTACGGCGACGTGCTTAAAATGCTCGTTCAGGATGATCGTGGATTCCGCGTTTGGGGTTCAGTGCCATCTAGCCTAGATGACGCAGAGCGTGAATCGCGCATCACCTTTACCGCTACGGTGACAGCATCAGACAAAGACGCTAAGTTTGGTTTTTTTAAGCGGCCTACAAAAGCCGAAGTTATCAATGAGGCAGTGGCCGCATAAGCGGCCTTTTGCTTGGGGGGCAGATGAGTAAGTTTAGCGAGCAAATGACACTGACAGAGGTAGCCGCAGAGCTAGGCATATCACGTCAGCGAGTTAAGCAAATCGAAAACGCGGCGCTGGAAAAGCTACGCAATAACCAAAAAGTGAGGGAAATGTATGAGGGACTTATCAACGGATGCACTGGCAGTGGCGATCGTCATAACGATTTTATTGCTGTTGGCCTTGGGGATAGTCGGGCGCGGTGACTACGAGGACGCGGTTATGGTAGAACAGGAATACTGTGAAATGGTGGATTTGTGGGGGAAGACAAATGGCAGAGACGGACATCCCGACTGGCGAAAACTTTATGAGCAGTCTTGTACGGGCGACAGATGAGGAGCTAGAAAACTGGGTAATTGCGTTGCAAGCCGCACAAACAATGGCAAATCGCCATGAAGAGGACATGGCAGTTTTAAGTGATTACAGGGTGGTGAAGCTACGAACCAACAATGAACCACCCCTAGAAATCGTCCGCTACAGTCCGTAGCACGATGGTGTGAGAAACCCATTGCCCGCCTAGTGCGGGCTTTTTTATACGCGATTAGCAGATGTAGTATAATATGCCGTGGGGGACACTATATGTTGCAAACGGTAACAATAGATTGGCGGCCCGTAGAACAGGGCAGTATGCCAAGGAACGAAGGTAGCTATCTAGTCGCATTCGATGACGGCGCGGTAGAGACATACCCCATGTCACACCAAGACATTAAACGCGGAGAAGTGAGAGACGGGCAAACACATGGCCTCTACTGGGCCGAAGGTATACCGTCACCTTTTGACTATGGCAAAAACTAGAGCGCAGAAAGTTAGAGCAGTAAATCAAGACGAGCTTAGAGTGTTTATCTCTGAGCGGAACAGCGTCAAGCAAATCATTGATAACATTGAGGAAATCGAGAAGCTGGACGTGTCGAATTCCAACTTCGCAAAGAGCCTCCAAAAATACAAGGTAGCCAACGAGCAACGGCTACGTTTATTGACTAAATATCTACCTGATATGAAAGAGGAACACGCAGAGATTGCTGATCTGCCGCCTGTCGTCATCAAGCTGACTAATGCAACTGACTCCACCGCAGTCTGATATTTTTCGGTGTCCTGATCGCTTCCGTGTTGTCGTCGCTGGCAGACGTTTCGGTAAGACGTTTCTAAGCACAGCAGAGCTACTTAACCGCGCACTAGCACAGCCAGATCAGAACGTCTGGTATGTGGCCCCTACCTACAAGGCGGCGAAAGAGATCGCATGGGATATGCTCACGCAACAGATACCGCCTGAGTACATCGAGCGCACGAATGAGACGGCGCTGACTATCGTATTGCGTAACGGCTCAAGCATATCGCTCAAAGGCGCAGAGAAGCCCGATAATCTACGAGGACGCGCTGTAGACTTCGTGGTGCTGGATGAGTTCGCCGATATGCGTAAGGAGGCATGGTACGAGGTAATACGGCCATCCCTCTCAGGCAGACAAAATCAGGGTGCGGCGTTATTCATTGGGACGCCCAAAGGCAGGAACCATTTTTACGATCTGTATACCAAAGGAGTAGACGGCGATGACGGGTGGAGTGCATATCAATACACAACGATTGAAGGCGGAAATGTCCCACCGTCAGAAATTGAGTCAGCTAAAGCGGACTTGGACGAACGAACCTTCCAGCAAGAATACGAAGCCAAATTCGTTAACTACAGCGGAATCATCTACTACGGATTTAAAAGAGAAGAGTCTGTTACGCGACATACCGACGATATCGGCGTCATACACGTAGGCATGGACTTCAACATTGATCCCATGTCTGCCGTCCTGATGACACGACGCGGCGACACTCTGCACGTCTTCGATGAAATCGTTTTGTTTGGCTCTAATACCGATGAGATGGTTGACGAGATACGGCAGAGGTATGGTAGGCAGTCGCGTGTTACAATATACCCCGATCCTGCTAGTCGTCAGCGCAAGACAAGCGCAGGCGGCAGGACTGATCTGTCTATTTTGCAGAATGCGGGCTTCGAGGTACGCGCCAAGACAGCCCATAGTCAGATCAGGGATCGCATTAATGCGGTAAACGCACGTTTGTGCAGTAGCGATGGCAAGCGGCGTTTGTACGTTGATCCTAAGTGCAAAAAGGTGATTGAGAGCTTGGAACGTCACACATACAAGGAAGGCACTAGCCAGCCCGAAAAGGACGGATTCGATCACATGAACGACGCACTGGGCTATGCGGTTGATTACTTATTCCCAATCAAAAAGGCGCATACACCTGTACAGCCGCAGAGGTGGACATGATCTACAACCACGATATTGAGTACCAGCATCCCGATTACGAGAATAACGTACATCGCTGGGAGTTCTACGTTAGAAGCTATATGGGCGGCGAGGATTACCGCGATGGCTCTTACCTGACTAGCTACCTTAACGAGGATAAGAACGCCTATACCCGCAGGCTTGCTCTCACCCCGCTCGATAACCATTGCCGCAACGTCGTCCACGTTTATTCGTCATTCCTGTGGCGCGTACCGCCGACTCGTAACTTTGCGGGCATGGAGGGCAGTGTCGATCTGGAGGCGTTCATTAAAGACGCAAACCTAGACGGCCAGAACTTCAATAGTTTCATGCGCGAGGCGCAAATCTGGAGCAGTGTCTACGGACACGTTTGGCTAATGCTTGATAAGCCGCAATCAAACGCAGGCACACGCGCTGAAGAAATGGCGCAAGAGATTCGGCCCTATGTCACACTTATCACGCCCGAGAACGTCTACGATTGGCGATGGGAGCGACAGCCTAGTGGACGCCATGAGCTTGTCTACTTAAAAGTTCGTGAGTCTGTTGATCGCGTAGATGGCACGACGACGGTGACGCACTTCCGCGAGTGGTACAAAGACAGAATCCGATTGATCCGCTACGACGGTGCAGATGCCGCATTGCTAGAAGAAATCGACAACCCCATCGGCAAAATTCCCGCTGTGAGCTTACCCGCTAACCGCTCGATTGTTCGCGGCATGGGTATCAGTGACATTAGCGACATTGCTTACATGCAACAGGCTATTTACCAAGAGCTATCAGAGATCGAACAGCTTATCCGCATATCTAATCACCCAACGCTGGTGAAGACATACGAGACAGACGCAAGCGCAGGCGCGGGTGCGGTAATCAATATCTCTGAGGACAGCGACGCAGGGTTAAAGCCGTACCAGCTACAACCTTCTGGCGCTAACCTTGATGCCATTCGCGCCTCTATTACTGACAAGATCGAAGCGATCAACCGCATGGCACACATGGGCGCTGTTCGCGGCACTGAGGCGATCACGCAATCAGGCGTGGCTATGCAAACTGAATTTCAAATGCTTAACGCCAAGCTGTCAGAGAAGGCCGATATCCTTGAACTAGCAGAAGAGCAGTTGTGGATGTTCTATTGCCTGTGGCAGGGGCATGATCCCCACGAGGTAGAGATTAGCTACCCTGATTCCTTTGATATCCGCGACTACGAATCAGAGCTTCGATTCCTACAGCAGGCTAAAGCGTCTGGCGTTCGCTCTGACGTATTTGCTAAGGCGATTGATAAGCAGATCGCAGACTTGATTCTTGATGACGAGCTACTCGCATCGGCACACGAAGAAATTGACAGCACACAAAGAGCAGTTGGGCAATTTACTGAAGTCGTAGAGAATGGCGGCTGATACGGATCACGCTCGTGCAGTCATTGCGCGGGCAGAGCGTCACCAGCGTAGACTGGCGCAGGCGCTTGCAGAGTTAGATCAAGAGATCATCCAACTGATGTCGGGTGCGCCGTTGCGTGACGGGCAACTGTTCGACTTAGAGTGGGCAGTCAATGCTAGGACAGAGCTTGCAGGGCTTGTACGCGAAAAGTATCTCACAGAGATCGACGACATATTGAGAGAGTACGCAACCGTGGCGGCAGAGGCACAGGCGATGCTGGGCAACTACACGGCATTCGCACAGCTAGACAGCGCAGTCGTTCGGCAACTGCAACAGCTTACGTTCAACGGCTTCGAGGCACTGGGGGAAGAGTTCATTGAAGAGGTAGCTACGCAGGTGTATAAAAATACGCTGACGGGCGCGAGCTTTGCCGATAGTGTGGCGCAAATCCGTAACAGTGTAGACGCTGATCTAGGGCGATACGCACAGGTAGCACTACATGACGGGTTGATGGATTTCGACAGATCAATCACGATGAATATGTCGTTAGAGGCAGGTGCAGAGCGCTTCAAGTATTATGGCCCTAACGACAGCAAGACGCGTCCACACTGTGACGAGTATGTCGGCAAGACATTAACGATCGCTGAGATACAAGAGGCTTGGAGCGGCGAGTGGAGCGGTAAACGATCAGGCAGTCCGTTTGTAGTTGCAGGCGGGTATAATTGCAGACACCGATTTAGGCCCGTTTTCTAAGAGGACGCTATGCCGTACCACAAGAAAGACAAAAAGAAGAAAAAGCGCAAATCACGCTAATTTGATACAATTAACCCTACTCGTAAGAGGATACGTTACATGAGCGATGAAATCATGGTTGATGCGGTGACTGAGGCCGTAGCTGAAGAGCAAGAAACTCAGGAAGTAAAGACGTTTACACAGGAAGAGCTAGATCGAATCGTCTCCGATCGGATTGCCCGCACTAAGCGGCAAGTCGAGAAGAAGTACGAGGACATCGACGTAAACGAGGTGCGCCAACTGTTGGCCGAAAGGCAACAAGCTGAGTTAGAGCAACAGAAGGATCGCGGCGAGTTTGAATCTATCTTGCGTACAACTGTCGAAAAGAAAGATCAGGAAATACAGTCGTACAAGCAACGCCTAGAAGCCACATTGGTTGATGGCGCGTTACTGTCGGCGGCAAGCAGACATAGTGCTGTATCAGCAGAGCAAGTTAGTCAGTTGCTGAAAGGCTCCGTTAAGCTATCTGAAGATGGCTCAGTAGAGGTTTACGACGCTAACGGGACGCCACGGTACAACGACAGCGGAGAATTGCTAACAGTCGATGAGCTTGTTAAGGATTTCCTAACAGCTAACCCACATTTCGTGAAGGCATCGCAAGGCGGCGCTGGATCAATGGGAGCGGCTGGAGGTACTACGCCGAAACCTATGTCGGCGGCTGACATGCTAGCCAACTACGATAAAGGCGGAAAAGCCGCTTTTCGTGAATGGAAGCTAGCGCAAAAAGCAAACCGCTAACTTATAGGAGACTTCAACCATGGCGGCTACTACTTCAACAACATTGGACGATCTGTTCGCCAATATCATCCTTCAGGCACGTTTTACCGCTGAAGAAGAATCACTCATGCTTGGCCTCGTTACTCGCTACGACATCGGCGAAGTTGCAGGCAAAACTGTACAGGTGCCTAAGTACCCAGCAATCACCGCAGGTGCATTGACTGAAGGCACTGATATGTCATCAACAACTGTGTCTACTACTTCGCAGACAATCACCGTCTCTGAAGTTGGCGCGCAGGTTATCTTGACTGATCTTGCGGCAATGGGTGCTGGCAACCCTGCTGAAGAGCTTGGTACTGTATTGGGTAACGCAATCGCTACTAAGATCGACACTGATCTGATCGCATTGTTCGACGGCTTCTCTACATCTTTGGGTGGTGCAGGCACTGAGATCACTGTTGCTGACTTGATGAAAGCGGCGGCGACTCTCAAGACTAACAAGGCGCGTGGACAGATGGCGGCTGTGGTACACCCATATCACGCTTACCAGTTGAAAGCTAACCTCACTAACACGTTTGTTAACCCTAACGGTGGCGATCTTCAAAATGACGCAATGCGTAACGCATACGTTGGCCAGATCGGCGGCATCGACATCTACGAGTCTAGCAACGTGTCTATTAATGGATCGGATGATGCAAAAGGCGCAGTCTTCGTTCCTGAGGCACTTGCTATCGCTATGAAGCGTGACTTCAACCTTGAGACACAGCGTGACGCATCACTCCGTGCCTTCGAGCTTAACGCTACTGCCATCTACGGCGTTGGCGAGCTTGATGACGACTACGGTGTTGAGTTGCTATTCGACGCGGCACTCTAAGGCTTACACGGCCCTTCGGGGCCGTTTCCTTTTGAGGTTTCTATGGCAGTCGTATACAGAGGCGAAAGATTTGAGGATTACAACGTGCCAAAGCGCACACGTAATCACCCTGCTAAATCTCATGCAGTGCTAGCCAAGAAAGGCGACACCATAAAGATCGTAAGGTTCGGCGCACAAGGCGCTAAGACATACCCGCCACGAGATGGCGAGTCAGAGCGCAGTAAGGCAATGCGTAAAGCATGGTATGCACGTCATGGCGATAACCTTAAAAACGCAACTATATTCGATCCCATCTATTGGGCGGCCCGTGTGAAGTGGTGAGCAAATGGCATTTTCTGTAGACACCGATTTAACCGATCTCATCCCTGATATCTTAGAGTTTGGCATCGACACCTTTGCCGATGAACACGCGAGAGCGCAGGCTGATATCGAACGCGAAATCCGTAATCGCTGGTGGCACCGTAAGGGTATCAAAGGCGAGATGGACGCATCCTATTTAACCGACTCGCAGTGGACGCGAGCGGCGGCATACCTTGTTCTTTGGAAGTACGCACTACCTCAGCTAACCAACTGGGTAGACGATGACAGATTCCTACGCATGATTGACTTCTACAAGGTGCGCTATGGTGAGGAACTCGATGCAATCTTTGCTGACGGCGTGGAATACGACGCAGACAACGACGGCACAGTCACCGACAAAGAAAAAGAAGTCATCGCACTGAATCGGCTCGATAGATAATGAAAGTTGTAATTCGTTTTCGTCCTGCCGATTTCGCTACTACTTTGAAGCGAGCCACACGGTTTATCCGCAACAATCACGCAAAGGCTCTTGATGCGGCGGCGCTATCTGCGATCGAAATGATCGACAACAGAACGACAAACGGCTTTGACATCAATGGCAATCGCTTTAAGCGTTACAGCAAAAAATATGCTGATTACAGGGTAGAGAAAGGAAGAAACCCTTATCCAGTGGATTTACAATTTACGGGCCGAATGTTGAATTCAATGCGAGCTAAAAAGCTAACTCATTGGAGCAGGCTGGTATTTTTTAGAGGTGGTGAAAATAGCAAAAAAGCGGCAATGAACAACAAGTCCCGAGAGTTTTTTGGACTCAACAATAGAGAG